CGACACTGTACCTTCGTCTGAAGCAGCTCGTGGAGGACGCCGTTATGGTGGCCGCCATCGAGACGCTGACGCCCGCGTGGTAATCAATACCAATTAAGGGGTAACCCTTATATATCGGAGTTCTTATGAATCCGAAACGCAGGAGTACTGACAGATGTTATTTCTGTAGTACTGTCAGAGGTTTACTGCGGTCCTTTAAGAAGATCGCAGTATCGCACGATAACCCACTGGAGATTGAACCCAATGAGTCCCAGATTAGGCAAGATGCCACTGGTCAGTCGACATTGTTGCAAAAGCTTAGAACTCGTTCGGGCCCTGCTAAGGGACCTTACGAGTCCGCTCGCCACAAGCATCGGGTCAAAAATCGACCAAGGTGATTGGGCCTCTGTGGTAGGGACAGAAATTGATCCCCGCCAGTATGAGGATATGGACGTTTTTCGTAGTGATTACTTGGCTGTTGAGATCCTTTCGAAGTTTCCTAACTTCGATTTGGGCATCGACCGTCAGGCCGTTGCTATTGAGAAATTTCTTAAGTCAGAGCTCGATTGTGCTGAGACCAACGTAAGGTTGGCGGCATCCTACGGGGAACGAATTCCATTTTCGTCTCCGCTGGTCCCGATTTTGTATCAGGCCCAGTTAAAGATAGGACGTCTTCTCGGTCCATTTGATTGGAACGAGGCCGCACGATTCTTCGCCTTCGGCCCAGGGTCTTCACTGACCTTGAACAGGAGTCGCGGGGATAGCTTTTATAAGTTCGGTAATTTAATACCGACGACTACTAAAGCCAATGCGGCGCTAGCGTACTGTGCTATTTGTACAGTACCCAGATGGAGAACCCATCTGTCCGAAAATTCCGGACAAGCACCTAAGACGGACGGAAAACCCACATTTGCTAGTGGGATCCTCGTCGTCGAAGGTAACCGCATTTCCACCGTTCCGAAGAACGCCAAGACCGATCGCATAATTGCAACCGAGCCCGATATGAATATGTATATTCAGAAGGGATTGGGAGCAGTATTGCGGCGTAGGCTCAAGAGAGTCGGAGTTGATCTCGACTCTCAAGAGCTTAATCAACGATTGGCCCGTGAGGGCTCCGTTGACGGTAGTCTGGCAACCATTGACCTCAGTTCGGCTAGCGATTCGATTGCTACCGAGCTGGTTGAGATGCTCTTACCAGTTGATTGGGTTACGGCATTAAAGCAGTGTCGTTCTCCCGTCGGTGTTCTACCTGATGGTACTATTTTGAGGTACCAGAAGTTCTCTTCCATGGGAAATGGATTCACCTTTGAGCTCCAGAGCCTGTTATTTTGGGCTCTTGCCTCTAGTGTGATCCAGTACCTTGGAGAGTCGGACACACGCCATGCCGTTTACGGGGATGATATAATTGTCCCCGTGAGTTGCTATTCCCTCCTTAGTGAGGTCCTATCTTATTGTGGGTTTACCTGCAACGAGAAAAAGACTTTCGCTACAGGATGGTTTCGGGAGTCGTGTGGTAAACACTACTTCCGTGGCGTTGATGTGACGCCTATCTATATCCGTTCGGCTATAGATAGCTCTGAGAGGCTCTTTTGGTGGGTCAATTCCGTTCGCTGTAAGGCGGCGGATTGGCAAACTTACGGATGTGATATCCGGTTTAAGAGCTGTTACGATTTGGGCATTAGCTTTCTACCCAAGTCTCTCAGACGACCTTCCGTCCCCCTCTTTACCGAATCCGGTTTATCGGATCGACAGAGGTTTTCGGACACAGCTGTTGGTGGGGACTTTGACGAAGTCCGTCCCAAACGGGGCTTTAATCCCGGTGTTTACACTGCTGTGGGGTATGTCCGCGTATTTAAACCACGCGTCATATCCGGTTGGCCGGCATTGTTACGATCTTTATCCTACTTGGAAAGAGGTTGTAGCTCTGCAGGTGTAGCGATAACAGACTTCGACAGGAAATGGCTTACTGCCGGTTCTCCTGTGCGAAGTATGCAATTCGCTAGCGTCGCCAATTCGGAAATCCCAACTCCGAATTGGAGTCTCAGAAAAGTCAAATCTGAGATTCTGCGGTGGGGCAACGTGGGCCCGTGGATAGGCTGATTATTAGCCTATTTGCAAAACACGTTCTTTTCCCAAGCTG